GGATTTCTAACCTACCTATTGGAGTAGGTGAGAACCCATCAAATTCTGGTGCAGCAACTGCAACAGGAAACATTCCATGAGCATGATTGACCTTAGATGCAGAGGTTATTACTTCATCTGAGGAAAGCGAGAATAGCCACTTTTCAGGATATTCACTAGAGCCAAGTTTCCATTCTTTTGGGATAAGATTTATGTACATATAGATTGTATCTACATGATTTGTAGATGTAGCAGTTGTATTTCTTGGATCTTGCCCCCCGTACTTTATATTACGGTCAGATTGGTCTGTTGAGAAAGATGATTTTCTATTCTTTAATGCCTTGAGATATTTTACATTGAATATTTCTCCATCGCTAGAAACTTCCTCAGAAAGCATGTTCATTAAATTATCACGTACAACCCAGCCTACGAACTCACCAGACTGAATTTCATGAGCACTTACTGAAGGGTCTGGTAGGTACATGTAAGGGTCGATTGCATCTAGTTTGTTTCCCTCGAAGATTAGGGATTCAACATAGGTTACGTTTCTACTTGTAGATTCACCTCCTGCATTGTCTAGTGTGATAATTTCAGACTGTACAGGTTTGAAACCGTAAGATTTTTTCCATCCAGGTGCACCGGGCCCTATGCCATAAGCAAGAGCGTTGCGTAAGACAGTATGGATTGCAAGAGGGACTTTTGTCTTGATGCAGTGTAAGCGGATAACACGCTCAAGAAGCATAGTGCCTTGTACATCTTCAGGCCCTACACCTTCGTATTGGAATATAGGGTCTTGAAAAAATGCCATTGAGAGGTAGGTTAAGAGTGCCTCAAGCATAGCGTAGGTATAAGGAAAGACAATTGATATAGGTTTTGAGCTGTCTTTACTTTTTAGCATTTCTTCTTTATCTTTAAGCGGGATGTAGGTTGTTAGAACCCTGTCTACTTCGTTCCATGAAGGGAAGCGCTTAGTCATTTCATTACGAGATTCACGAGCACGAGTTAGGATTTTTCCTTTAAGCTCGTTGTGAAATTCAGAGCCTGGTTTTAGATTGAGATTGTTAGGATATTCGTAGGCGTATGAATTTTTAGAAAAATCTGTTGTGCTTCCCTGTCCTGGCTCTCCTGATACTTGATAAGGCATAATTTCCTTTAGTGTACTATGCAGACTAAGTCTGGGTCTCCCCCAGTTTTATAAAGGTCACCCGCAGAAAGCCCGCCTGTAATTGCAGCGGCGTTATCTGCGTATGTTGTTAGTGTCCCAACAGATGTATCTAACCCTTGTGTGTGTCTTTTAGACACAGCATCGTCTATGTTAGCTCCTGTAGATGATATATCTGAATGACTTGCAGCAGTGTGAAGTTGTGCATGATGAGCATTTACATTTGCTACATGTACAGAGATGTTAGTTCCATCGACAGTTCCGGTTAGGGTTATATTGCCAGATAGGTTTATATTTTGGGCAGTGTATTTTCCGCCTATTGCTACCCACCTTTCGTCACCCGTACCTGCAGCGTCTACTATGTAGGGTGAATTTACTGCAGGACCTGATGCATCATATGCGTAGATGGTATATTCATTCTGTGCAGTAGCTCCGTTTATTTCGTATGCGATGATAAGTGCACCGAGACTACCTGATGCAGTGTTTAGCTCGGATGGATTATCTATGTTTGCTACAGAAGCAGGTGGTAAGAGTCGAAATTCAAGGTCTTCGAGCCTTACAATTTCCTCACCATCAATTGGTGCCTGTGTTAGATGCATTTGGCCGTTTGAGGTTATAGCTTTATAACTTTTACCTGGAAAATCTCCATCTTCATCTTCTATAAGATTTGCATCATCGTAGAGATAAGGTCCGACAGAACCTATGTATATTTTTTTCTCGGCCATTTAATGTTTAAATCCTTTGTTTTTTAATTAAACGTAGTTATGATTGAATAAGGAGAAAGACAACTCCTATTAAACTTAACATTGTTGATGTGAGTGTTCCGATAAGTAATTTTTGCATATTATCCCACTTGCTCCAGAGGCTTTTTACATCTTCTTCCAGGCCAGTTATTTTAGCACATATTCCTGAGTGCTTTAAGCATGCATCAGATTCAACCATTATGCGTATCTCCAGTTGTGTATTGGTTCTTCGTAATCAAGTTCCCCGTATTCAGATTCTATATCCTTAGGATTTTCCTTAGGTGAGAAATAGCGCTCACCAAGTTCAAGCATTTCTATTATATAAGCCTCAGCATCCATAATGTCCCAGAGCTTAGACCGAGGGAACATTAGGAGTTGGGCTTCAAGCTTTTTCATGTTTATGCAAGATGCGTTGTGATAAATATAGCCTTGACGGTAATAAGGCACAAGTTCTTTTACTCGAAGTTCCTTTTTCATACCTCCACGTGCTTTGAGCCAGATAAGCTCGAAAAACTTTCCTCGTTTAAACATCTCATTTTTTATAGGCTGTTTGATAAACTCGTTAAGCGAAGTTTCCTCAATGCCTAGTACTTTTGCATCTAATTGTGTTCCCATCTCAAACATTGCATTGTAGAGTTCATCAGGGTAGAATTTCTCTGACACGATGTCCCGGATGTAGAGTCTTGCGCTGTTTAGGTCGATGCCGATACCTATAATTGCACTTTCAGCAGAGTGAAGTTTGACAGTCTTTGCAGGGTCGACGATTACTACATTTTCAATATTCTTATTTACCTGTATGTCAGCGTCTGTTAATTTAAGATCGTGTTCTCCAACCTGGTCTTCCCTTGTATGCCCGTAATAGCGGAAGTAATTCTTTTGAAATGCAGCGTCTTTAGTTGAAATTGGTAAGTTTCGTAGTTCTCTGAAAAAGACATCTGTCATACCTGCTTTTGAATGATCTTCCCATTCCTGAGCAATGTCTTCATCAGACATGAAATGAGGTGCTGTTGATTTAAAGTTGTCATCACATGCCTCGAGACGAATAGATGCCCAGTCAGGTGCGTCGAGAAGGTTTTGAATTAGTGCATCTTCATGCTTTAGAGTGTCGATGTAGACAACCTTCCAATTTTTGTGGAGTCTAGGAACTGCCTTAATAACATCTGCGTATAACCAGTTTTTGCGTTTGTGCCTTATTAACTCACCCTCGATTGTATCAGGATCTTCAAGGTCATCTATGACAATTAAGCCAGGGCGAGAATTTTTAAATAAGACGCCGCGTACTTGCTGACCAGAACCTCTTGGAAAGACAAAAGTGTCATAAGCAACCCAAGCTTTCTTGCTAAAACTTTCATCGACTTCATCCCGCTTTACACCACGTGGGCGGATAGGGCCGAAGAATTGCTTGATTGCAAGATTTGTTGTAAGTTCACGCCGTAAATTTTCAGTCTGTAAAGCAGCAGCATCATGAGACATGTTTATGTAGACTATGAATTCGCATTTTCTGAATAAGATATACCTCGCAATTAAGGCAAGAGCGACTATGGAGGTCTTACCCCAACCACGAGGTGCGGCGATTGCTACTTTATTTGCAGGGCCATCGATTAGTTTGAATATCTTATCATGAACGTTTGGAGCAAAGGGTACATGAAAGCGCTCAGGGAAAAAAGTTAGAGCAGTAGCCTTTGTTGAAACCGAGCATGCTGAGAGTATTTGATTAACTTCCTGAGAATATTTATCCAGGACAGTATAATTATCTTGTTTTATTGCTCTTTGTTTCAAGTTATTCTTTCCTTGTTTAAATGAAACATACCGGTGTCAGTGCGTTTTAATATGTTTTTATTGCTCTGCCTATCTCGAATACTTTCCCGATATTGTTTCTGTACAAGACAATGGTATCTGAATATGCAGTTAAAACTATATCTGTTTGTTTATCTAAGGTGATTCCCGATGTACCTGTTGTTGAAGATTTTATAGTTACTGCATGAATGGTTTGGTAATTGGTAATTATTACTGTTTGACCTCTTTCTAAAGTAACAGCATCAATTGTAGTAGCACCAGTAATAGTATTACCGAGCAATATTTCTCCAATCCCCCAGGCATTTAATGTTGCAGATGATGTACCTATTCCGTCTATATACCCACGACCAGTCCCTTCACCTTTAAGTGTTACCTGACCTTGCGGGGGTATTATATGCGCTCCTTGTATAGAAGTGTACCCATAAAGAGATTGTAGATTACGCACGTATATTGGAGTATCCAAAGAAGAGTCTATAATATTGAAATTAATACAATCTAAAAACTGATTGCCCGATTGTGCCCCTGTAGTTTCTATCTGAACATCAGTTAAGGCTGCAACACCACTCCCAGTACAAAACGAAAAAAGGTTATTATTACAGGCATCCCCATCAATCGCTATCTTATCTGACCGACCCAAACCAGTATTAAATCTGCATCCTATAAATTTATTTTTATCCGAACTCCCAGTGATAACAATAGCGTATTCGTGATTTTCACTATAACAGCCATTAAAAATATTACCGTAAGTACTGTCTAAATACACTCCAACACTATCGCTATAATCACCCGGCCCACCACTTACATAAGGATACGGTATGTTAGTCTCTATTAAACAGTTATTAAATATATTTGCTGTTGCATACGGGCTACCATATGAAGTTATAGTTATTCCTCGTAATCTGTTTTCTCTAAAACTCACACCATTAAAAATATTAGCATTGGAAGCCCCACCAGCTATATATAACCCATGTTGGTTAAAGCGTAAATAAGTACGACCTTCAAAAACATTTCCAATAGCTGTATCCATATAAACGCCGTATTTAAACCCAGAAATATCACAATCTCTGATTGCAGAATGATATGTAGTCGTCATATAAATACCAGCCCCTGTACTGGGTGGAGTATAACCAGAGCTCGGATAGATAGTATTTGGGCCATTAAGAGTGATTCCAGATATAGTGAAATACGAATGATTACTATCTGAACCAGAGACATCAATACAATTTCCGTTATGATTAGCAAAAATTACAGCGCCATTATTTGAAAAAAGATTAATGTTAAGACCCGCAGGTAAAAGTGTAATAACAGAAGATGTAAGGTATTTATGAGTAAGTTCGACCCCCCCAGTTTTACCTATTGAATCAATTGCTGCTTGTATGGCAGAAGTCATATCTGTAGTACCAGGAGACACATTATCAGTCCACCATTCAGGGTATACAATAATACTTGGCCTATATTGATTGGAAAATTTTACATCCCCATCCCCACTAAACACCTGATAAAGTCCAGCAGAGAAAGAACCGTTGATGGTGAGAGTTTTGGTACTGGCTACTGTTAAAATCCTACCTTTAGAAGGTATTGATAAACTGGTGTTTGCGTTGATAGTACAATCATTAACAATTGATGATGCAGATGAGACTATTAATTTTACCTCATCTGTGCCTATTTTTGTTATAGCTGTTTCAAAATCTGAAAACCAGGCAGATTTTACTTCTGAACCAGAAGCAAATGATATTGCACCTGCGCCAGTAAAGATTTGATAATTTCCTGCGTTAAAGTTATTGCCGATAGTTGAGGTTCCAGATATAGATATTGTACCACCCAAACAATTAAAACTATTTATATCAGTAGTAATTAAATTTCCAGATATATTAATAAGGCCAGATAACTGCGTAGAGTTATTTAGAGTAAGATTCCCACTTCCGGTAATGGAACCTTTTAGGTCTAAATCTCCATCCAGAGTTAAGGTTATTCCAGTATTTATACTGATACTTCCACCAGGAAGAATTTTGATGTTTTCGTTAGCTGAAGTTGTTAAATCTGAGCTGACATCAGCCTGCTCATTAATAAGAATAGTTACTTCCTCAGTTTCGACCCAGGTGGTAGCCTGTATGGGGTTAGCAAACCAGCTGAGTTTAAGTTCAGTACCATCGAGGAAATCAAAATCACCTGCGCCGGCAAATAGTTGATAATTTCCAGCTTCGATGTTCTTAATATTTGAAATAACATGGCCAGTGAGGGAAGTTATGATAAAAGGAGAATTCCAGCGAAGAGTTACGTTATCACCTACAACCATAGATGCAGTGGTAGTTTCTGATTTGGTTATGGTTAGTGTTAAAGTGTCATCGTTTGTTAGGTCTAAGGCAGTGTCTAAGTTGGCAAACCAAGATGATTTAACAACTGAGCCGGCGGCGAAATCTATATCACCAGAGCCAGTGAAGATTTGACGATTAGGCGCAATGATGCTGTCTGTTTCAAGGGTAAGTTGCCCTGAGTTAGTGATGGAGCCATCTCGAGTGAATTCGAGAGTGATGTTAGAAGGGATTGTTAAAGATGTTACGGCCTGGGGAGAGACAATTTTGATAGTGCGTTCATTAGAACCAACTGCGCTTATTGCGTCGTTAAGAGTTGAATAAGCACGAGAATCTGTCCAGAGGCCGTTAGGCGAAGTTATGATTATGTCTCGGAAGAATTCGGCGCTTGCACCTGTGAAAGTAGCAAGTGCAATGAAAGATGTTAAGATTGCTGAAAGTAAGAATTTCCTCATTATGTTTCCTTTGTTTCTTTGTTTCTTTGTTTAATTAATAAACGAAGTTTGTCAAACACGCCAGGCCGCCTCGCATGAATGAATGCTCAAAGGTTAAACGTTACTTATCTGCAATAGAATCATTGGTTATAAGACGGAGAACAAAGTTACCTATTGCAAGAATACCCGTGGCAACTTCAGTTGGGACTGCAATGCCGAAAGCAGAAAGCATACCAATAACTGCAGGGATAAGTAAGTTGAAATTAATAGTCTTTGATTTAAATAAGTTTTTCATTGTCTTTTTTCCTTTAATTTTGTTAATTTATAGTTTGAACTTCCTCAGCTTCATCAATGTCTTCAACAAGCATTCCTGAAGCCCTAGCTGCCTCAATACCACGTTTTTTAAGCTCTTCAATTGCATCTTTATCAAGATAAGCATGTACGTGTTCACCTTGAATTTTGGTAGGTGCACGATAACCACCTATGTCCATTAAGATTGTGTCGGCTGTTTCTTTCTGCAACTTGCTTTTTTCCTCTCCCTCAAGGATACGTTGATAAGTTTCCATTGCCAGAGGGAAGAGTTTAGATACTTCCTCTGCAACTTTTGTAAAATCCTTATCTCGTTCTTGCCTAAGTTCAGAGAGTTTCTTTCTACCTAAGTCACTGTTGATAGTGTTAGATACTGTCTGAGGATGAATGTTGAGAGTCTTAGCAATTTCTGTCTCTTTCATACCAAGCAGAGTGAGATTTAGAATTTCATGCGTACGCTGCCAGAGCTGCTGAATGTTGTAAGTTTTCCTATCCTCAGGTTCGGCACGTCTTTTGTCCGGCGTTCTAACTTCAAACCCATAGAGGGAATCATGTGTATTTATCTCATCCATATGTTTATTATATATTTAGATGGTCTAAATGTCAACCCATTTTTAGACAAATTTCGGTGTAGTTAGATTTGCATATCTTTGTTTAATTTAAAGACGAAGCAGGAACCAAACCTCGCAGCTCGCAGCTCTCACCTTGGTTTCTTGCACCAACCCTGCACTTGACACCATTTAGTGCAGAAAACTTAGAAAATTTGCCAAAATGTAAACGTGCTAACCCACCGACTATTAGGGTAATCTTCCCCCATCGGATGTTTTTTTAAGTGATTGATATCATTAGATATAATTTAATGGTTGACAGGTGGGTTATTTAATGTTATGATTTATCCATAATTGAGCAGGTTTTGTTCTTTGACAATTTATGCATAGACAGCACGTTTAGGACTGTTTATCAAGTTTGTAAATTTGCAATTTATGGTATTTCTTTATTAATTAATTGTTTGTTAGATAAATAACGATAGGATAAAAGGAAATACTATGGATGATAATCAGAATGTAGATTTAGGTTCTTTGATTGGAATGGTTGTTGATAATTTTAGCATTACTAATGATGCTAAAGATAAAGTGCAGGTTAGATTGACCTTTGATTTTAATGGTGCTAGCAATGGGGATATTATTAATTGGTTAGTTGGTAACAGGCGCATAGCATTGCAAAGGCCGGCTAGGGCAATGAGCAAGAGTGAGTTAGAAAATTTGAACGGTACGGTTGTTATTGCTAGTGATGCTGGGAAAAAGGTTAAAACCAGAGCTGAGAAGTTAGCGGTTTATACCAGTATTGGATTGCCGCTAGCAATGGCTGAGTTGGCTATAGATAATCCAGAAGGGTTTAAAAATGCTATGGCAGCAGTAAGTAAGGATGAATAAGGTTTAGTGTTTAGTGTTTAATGTTTAAGGTTGGGTAGGTGATAAATACTATAAATTGCAAATAGTTAATTAATCCTCCTTTGTTTTTTAAATATACAAAGGGGGATTTTTTATGCTATTTTTGCGTTACTTAGGCTGAGGTTAGGGAAACTATGTTGCTTAGCAGAGTTTTACAGAGTTTTACGCAGAAAACCAACGTTTCTTTGCTTGGCTTGAGGTAATTTTGCCGGTTAATGGGTTGACTGTGGAAGGTTCTAATGTTAATATGTTGTTTATGTATTGTATGTATTGTATGTATAATGGTGTAAGTACCTGTAATCATTACGTTAAATGGATTTTCCTATGCTGTATATGTTATTTATGCCGTTTGGGATGTATGTTGATGGATGATAGACCCTTTTTTATAAAAAAAAAAAAAAAAAAAAAAAAATAAGAAAAT